TGAGCACCGAACTGCGCCTGCTGCCCAATGCCGGCGACGACGAACTGGCCATCATCATCAAGTAAAGGCGACTTCAATGGGTCTTGAAACCTTCGTACCCGAGCCGCGCGAGATCGAGATCGCCGGTCGCAAGCTGTCGATCACGCCACTGAAGATGCGCGAGGTGCCGGGCTTTACCAAAGCCATCGCGCCGGCGATGTCGCATCTGGTCACCGGCAATCTGAACGGGGCGCTGCTGTGGCATGCCGAGGCGGTGATCACCGCCACCGCGATCGGCGCCCGGGTTGACCGTGGCTGGATCGACGGGCTTGACCCGGACGTGTTCCTGCCACTGGTCGCGGCAGTGTTCGAGGTCAATACCGATTTTTTTGCCCGATTGGTGCTGCCGCAGATACGCGCGGCGGCACAGGACCTGACAGCAGCGATCCAGGCATCTCTTGGGGCCTCTGGTTCGCCTGGCTCGGACGACGGGGCTGGCGGTTTGCCGACCTCCTCGACCTGACGCTGGCCCAGGCCGAGGCGCTGACCGAAGGCCATCTGGAGGCGGACGACCTGCATCACGACCGCCTGGCGGCGACGATCCGGCGCGGGTTCTGGGGTAACGGCAAAAGCGGCGGATCGGGCGGCGGCGACGACAGCGGCGAATTCGCCGATGTGGCCGCGGCGCTGGCGATGTTCGGCATGAGGGAGGAGTGACGTGGCGTTTTCCGAGATGGTTGCGAAGATCCGGATCGCGGTCGACAAATTCGAGGCTTCGGGCGATTTCAAGGCGCTTGAGGTCGAGATGAAGCGGCTGGCCGACACCGCCGGAAAGGCGACCAAGCCGGCGCAGGATGGCGCCAAAAAGCTCGGCCTGGAGACCAAGCTGGCCGCTGGCCAGGTCGGCAACCTCACCGCGCAGTTCAACGACATCGGCATGATGCTGATGGCCGGGCAAAACCCGCTGCAACTGGCGATCCAGCAAGGCACCCAGATCAGCCAGGTGATCGGCCCGATGGGGGCCGGTGGCGCGGTCAAGGCACTGGGGTCGGCCCTGATGGGGATGCTCAACCCGGTGAGCCTGATCACCATGGGTTCCATCGCCGCCGGCGCCGCGATGATCCAGTGGCTGACCGACAGTGGTGACGCGGCGGAAGGGGTGGAGGACCGGATCAAGGCGCTGAACGAGGCGGTCGGGGCCTATGCGGCCCTGGTCAAGACCGGCAATGCGTCCGAAAAGGATCTGGCCGAAAGCTGGGGCTCCGCCGCCGGTCAGGCGCGCGAACTGGCCCGCAGCATGGCGCTGATTGATCGCGATGATGCGCTCAAGGGCCTTGAAGGCTCCGCCGACAGCTTGGCCGAGAAGTTCGGAGGCCTCAGCCGGACGAAACTGGTCTATGACGGCGGCATGATGGTGGAAGCCGCCGCCACAATCATAAAAATCGGGGATGCGTTTGATCTCCCGATAGAGAAAGCCGGTTCTCTGGTGTATGCCCTGGAACAGATCGACAAGGCAGGATCGCCGGAACAGACAATCGCGGCGGCGAACCTGCTGGGCGCGGAACTGATCGCGGCGTTCGGCCGCGCCAAAGCAATCCCGCCCGAACTCCGCGAGGCGGCACACGAGGCAGCAGCTGTGGCAGCGGCGGCCGGCAAGATCATCGCCCTGGACGAGGCCGGGCTACGGCTGGCCGAGGCGATCCGCGCCGATCTCGACTACCGCCTGGCGGTACAGGAGGCCATCGCCCGGCACGGCGAAAGCTCGGTCCAGGTCGAGCGGCTGCGTGCCGATCATGCCCGCGCCCAGGTCGCCGCCAGTCTTGAGGGCCTGAATATCGAACAGCGCCTGAAGGATGCGATCCTCGATAAATGGGCGGCGGAACGGGAAGGCGCCAGAACCCAGACCCGGCAGGACGGGGAAGCGGACATCAGGGCCGAAATCGCCGCGCTCAATGACGAGGCCGCAATCCGGGCGGCGATCCTGAAGTATGGCAAGGACAGCGAAACCGTTGCGGTGCTGCGGCTGGAGGCCGAACGCCGGGTGGTGCAGGCCGCAACCGATGCCAAGGACATCAGCGAAACGCTGAAGGTGGAGTTGATGGCGGCCTGGGATGCTGCCAATGGCATCGCCTCGGTCGACATGGCCGGCGGCATCTCGGCCGCGGCCTCCGAGGCATCGCGGATGGCGGACGAGATCATGCGCGCGTTGGGGGCGGCGGCACAACTGTCGATGCAGGGCGCGGCATCGCTTGCCGAAAGCCGGACCCGTCTCGATTATGCCGACGATCCGGTGGGCATGACCGGCGCGCTGGCGCGCCAGCGGATGCTGTCGGCGCAAGGCGTTCGCCGCGACGGTGCCGAGGGTGGCGAACTGGCGGCGCTGGACGCCGAAGTACTGGCCTATGTGCGGCTCAACGAGCAGATCGAGCGCAACAACCAGGCGCGGCTGGCCGCCCTTCGGCCCGGCCGCACCGGCGGCACCGGTGGCGGCGGCGGTGCCGACCGCAACGGCTTTGCCGCGCTCAAGGCCGAGGCCGACCGGGCGCTGGCCGATCTGGAAATCGCCATCGGCGCGGTCAACGAGAAGGTCCGCGCCGGGTTGCTCTCGGTGGCCGACGGTCAGGACGCGGTGCAATCGGCGATCTCGGGCACCGCCGACCGGGTCGCCGAGCTGATCCCGAAGCTGGAACGCGCCATGGCCACCGCCGGCCCCGAGGGCGCGGCGAAGATCGCGGAGTTGCGCGACGCGCTGAAAGGCCTGTCCGGTGATCTGAACGAGACCGCATCGAGCCTTTCGAAGACCTTTTCGGACAGCCTTGGCCAGGGCCTGACCGATTTCATGTCCGGCACCAAATCGGCCAAGGACGCGTTCAGCGACTTCGCCGGATCGGTGTTGTCCGAGATCAACCGCATCGTCGCCCAGCGGTTCACAGCCAAGTTCATCACCCCGCTGGTCGACAACCTGCTGAGTTTCATGCCCTTCGCCGATGGCGGTGTGCCCGGCGGCGCCCCGGGCCTGGGCCAATGGTCCGACAGCGTGGTCGAGGAGCCGATCGCCTTCGCCATGCCCGGCGGTATCGGCATCGCCGGCGAGGCCGGGCCCGAAGCGATCCTGCCCATGCGTCGCGGCCGGGGCGGCGATGGCGTGCTGGCCACCGATGCGGACGGGCGCGAGACGGTGCTGCCGTTGCAGCGCACCGGATCGGGGGCGCTGGGGGTCAGCCTGCCGGCGATGCCGGGGCTGGCGGCCGTCGCCGCCGCCGGGGCCGGTGGTGGAACGGAGATCCGCGTTCCCCCGGCGCTGGCCCGGGCGCTGCAGCCTGAGCCAGTCGCAACCGGCGGCGAAACCGGGGCCGAGGCGATCCTGCCGCTGCGTGGCGGCCGTGGTGGCGAGGGCGTGCAGGCCACCGACGCCCAGGGTCGCGAGACGGTACTGCCATTGCAGCGGAGCCTGTCGGGTGCGCTCAGCATCAGCCTGCCGCAGGTCCCGGGTCTGGCGGCGCTGCGCGAACGCCCCGAGGCCGCCGCAGGTCGCCCGGCTCCCAGCGCGGCGGCGATGCTGGCCCGGCCGGGTTTCTTCGCCAAGGGTGGCGTGGTCAGCCGGATGGGTGGCATCTGCGGGGCCGGAGCTGCGGTAGCCTCGGGCCCGCCAGCCCAGGGCCAGTCACGCACCGAGCCGGCCCGGGTTACGGTCAATGTGACCAATACCGCCGCCGGCACCCAGACCCAGACCACCGAACGCCAGGACGGCAGCGACCGCATCGTCGATGTGCTGATCGAACAGATCGAGGCCGGCATCGCCGCCAATACCCGTCGCGGCGTCGGCCCGCTGAGCGATCTGATGGCGCAGACGTATGGACTGGGGAGGCAACCGCGATGACCGCCCGCATCTGGCCCGATACCCTGCCCGGGATCATCGAGCCGGGCTTCAGTCTGAGCCCGGCCGAGCAGTCGGTCCGCACCGACATGGAGGTCGGCCCGCGCCGGCTGCGGCGGATCAGCAAGGCCCGTGCCGACAGCGTCACGCTGGCATGGAAGATGACCGATACCGAGATGGAGGCGTTCCGGGTCTGGTACAGTGACGAGGCCCGCAGCCTGGCCGGTGCCAGCGACGATGTCACCGGGTGGAGCACATGGGCCTGCAGCGTGACCGCCGACGCAGGTGTCGGCCCGGCGTTGCAGTTGGCCGACACAATCGTCGAGAATGGTGCCACCGACCTGCACCGGATCGCGCATGCGCTGCCGGCGGTGCTGGATGGCGACGAGGTGGCGATCCGCGCCACGCTGCGGGCCGCCGGCCGGTCTGCGGCCCGGGTCGCACTGATCGACCGGACCGGGTTCGTGCGCTCGATCGCCATCGATCTGACCACCGGTGTCCTGAGTGATCCGACCGGCATCTCGGCCTCGGCGGTGCGCGACCGTGGCGACGGCTGGTGGCGGGTGATGATGACCGCACCGGCGGGGACCGGCGTGGCGGTGCCCGAGATGCGGATCGTGCTGCTGAACGGCGCCGGCGAGGTCACCTATGCCGGCGACGGCGTGTCCGGGGTGGCGGTCTGCGAGGTCAACGCCCGTGTTGCCACCGGCTACGACCTGTTCCTGCCGACGGATGCGACCGGCCACGCGCTGGGGGCCGCCGGCGGGTCGGCCTGGTTCCTGACGCAGATGGCGTTCGGCGGCGGTTTCCAGACCGTTGAAGCCCGCTTTGAAGCCCCGTTTGAAGCCAAGGTGCTGCCCGGTCTGGGCTGGCATGTCACGTCGCGGCTGGAGGTGCGGTATGGGTGATGCGAAAGTGACCGTGACGATCGCCACACCCGAGGCGTTCGTGCTTTCAGTCGTCGAGCGGACGCAGCCCGGCGCTGCGAAAATCATCGACGTCTACGTGGACACCCGGGATGCGGGCGAGCACCCTGAACTCGCCGCCGGGCGGGAGTGTCAGCTCGACCCATCCCGCGCGATTGAAGTGTGCCCGAAATGTGGTAGCCCCCTTGTTTGGGTTTCGGATCACCGTCGTTTCGTCGGGATTGATCGGGAAACTGGCGAGCATCGGAAAACCTCTCTGTCGGGGGGGGGTAGCGGGCCGATCGAACCACCCGCCGCAGATTCGCACAATGGGGAGGACGGCAATGCCTGATCCCGCGATGTCGGCCGCACTCCAGGAGGCCTATGCCTCGGCCCCGGTCGACAGCATCATCCATCACACGCTGGAATTGTGGCATCCCGGTTTTACCGATCCGATCCGGGTGGTGCGCGACCGCACAGCCCTCGATGCCCGGCTCGAAGTGGATGCGGCGCGCGACGGTGGCGAGATCGTCACCTTCGTTGCCTATGCCTTCGACATCGTGCCGCCCGATCAGACCACCAGCGGGTTGCCGCAATGCGTGATCGAGATCGACAATGTCAGCCGCGAGATCGTCGCCCAGATCGATCTGGCGGTCGCCCAGCCCGAGCCGATCATCGTCATTTACCGCCAATTCCTGTCGGACACCGCAACCGAGGGACCAGAGACCGATCCGCCGCTGGAACTGACCCTGATCACGGTCACCGCCACCGTGTTCCGGGTTCGCGCCACCGCCGGTTTTCCGGACCTGCTGAACAAGAAGTTCCCGGCACTGGTCTATGATCTCGACAGCTTTCCGGGGTTGTGGCTATGACCCACTGGGCCGCCGCATATGTCGGACGCCCGTGGGACGGGCAGCACAACCACTGCTGGGCGTTCTGCCGGCTGGTCTGGCGTGAACGGTTCGGCCTCGATGTACCCGAGATGCCGATCGACGGCGCCGATCCGCGCCTCATCCGCCGGGCCTTTGCCGGCGCCCCCGAGCGGGGGCGCTGGCAGAGGGTCGATACCCCGACCGAGGGTGACGCGGTGCTGATGGCGCAGGGCGCGCGCGCCTGTCATGTCGGCATCTGGATCGACCCCGGCGCGGTGCTGCATGCGGTCGCCGGCCCTGGCGCGGTATGCACGCCCCGGGCGCGGCTGCGCGACATGGGCTACCGCATCGTCGGACACTACCGGAGGGCTGTGTGATGCGGGCCGAGGTGATGACGGTCGCCGACCCCTTCGATCCGCTGGGCAGTCGGGTGCGGCGCCATCTGTGCCGCCCGCGCAAGGTGCGCGGGCTGGCACCGCGCGGGCCGGCACCCTGCATCGCCCTGCTGAACGGCCGACCACTGATGCGGGCCGGCTGGCGCTACCGGCTGCGCGACGGCGACCTGCTGGTCTTCGTCATCCTGCCGCGCGGCGGCGACCGCGGCGGATCAAACCCGCTGCGCGTCCTGCTGAGCATCGCCATCATGGTGTTCGCGGGCTGGGCCGCGCCGGCGCTTTTGGGGGCGACGGCCGCGGCCACGCCGCTGTTTGGCATCGGCGCCAGTGCCTTCACCCTCGGCCAGGCCACCAGCCTGGGGATCGCGCTGGCCGGATCGGCGCTGGTCAACGCCCTGCTGCCGATGCCGGGGGCTGCGCCCGCGCAGACCCCGTCGCCGACCTACACGCTGAGTGCCCAGGGCAATGGCGCCCGCATCGACCAGGCGATCCCGGTGCAATATGGCCGGCTGCTGGTCTATCCGGATTTTGCCGCCCAACCTTACGTCGAATATGCCGGCGGTGAGCAGTATCTCTATCAGCTGCTGTGCCTTGGCGCCGGCGAGTACGAGATCGAGAATATCCGCATCGAGGACACGCCGCTGGCCTCCTTCACCGAAATCGACACCGAGATCGTGGCACCGGGCGGCGAGGTCACGCTTTTTCCGACCGCCGTGGTCACCTCGGTCGAGGTGTCGGGCCAGGAGCTGACCGCCCGCGAGATGTCCGACGCCGCGACATGGGCGCGGACCGGCACCACCATCACCGTGACCGAGACCGATCATGGCCGCGCCTCGGGACAGGCCATCGATCTGGAGTTCACCACCGGCGGCGGCCCGGACGGGCAATACACGATCGCCGGCGTGATCGGCACCGACAGCTTCACCGTCCAGGCGGCATCCGGGTCCGGGTCCGGGGCGGTGACAATCCGCGACATCATCGGCGGGCTGGGCGGGTTCGTGGCCTCGCCGGCCGGATCGGTTGCTCATCGACTGGGGATCGACCTGGTGCTGCCCGCTGGCCTGATCGCCCGCAATGATGCCGGCAACACTGACAGCGCCCAGGTCGACATCAGGATCGAGGCGCAGCGGATCGACGATGACGGGGCGGCTCTCGCCGCCTGGTTCGAGATGGGGCGTGAGACATGGTCGGACCGAACCGACACACCGCTGAGAAAGAGTTTCTTCTACGCCCTGGCCACGCCCGGCCGGTACCGGGTGCGGGTCACGCGGATGAACTACAAGCACCCGCTGGAGGCCAGCGGCGACCAGGTGCTGTTCGCCGGCCTGCGGGCCTATCTGCGCGAGGCCGAGGATTTCGGTCCGGTGACCCTGATCGCCATGCGCATACGAGCGACCAATAACGTGAGCCAGCAGGCATCGCGGCGGTTGTCGGTGCTGTGTACCCGCAAACTGCCGGTGTGGTCGGCGGGCGAATGGACCTGGCCGCAGCCGACGCGGTCGATCGCCTGGGCGCTGGCCGATGCCGCCCGCAACGCCGACTATGGCGCCGGACTACCGGACGCGCGCATCGACATCGAGGCCCTGGAGGCGCTGGATGCAATCTGGGCGGCGCGCGGCGACTTCTGCGATGCGCGCCTTGATCAGACCGGTACATGGTGGGAGGCCGCCACCCGGCTGGCCAGCGCCGGGCGCGCCCGCGTCTTCATGCAGGGCGGCGTGCTGCGGATCGTCCGCGACGGGCCGGCCTCGATCCCGGTGGCGCTCTACTCGATGCGCAACATCCGTCGCGGGTCGCTGGCGATCGACTATCTGATGTCTTCGGAGGACACCGCCGACGCGGTCAGGGTCAAGTATTTCGACGCCGCCACCTGGAGCACGCGGCGGGTGACCGCGACGCTGCCCGGATCGACCGCCGATACACCGGCCGAGATCGACCTGTCGCGCGTCATCACCGACCGCAACCAGGCCACCCGCGAGGCATTCTATCACGCCGCCGCCAACTGCTATCGCCGGCGCATCGCCAAATGGTCGACCGAGATGGAGGGGTTCATCCCCTCGATCGGCGATCTGGTGGCGCTGCAACACGACATGCCGGGCTGGGGCGCCCATGCCGAGGCGGTGACCTGGGATGCCGGCAGCCGGACCCTGAGCGTGACCGAGCCGATGGAATTCGGTGCCGGTGCTCACTATGTCGGCTTGCGGCGCCCGGACGGATCGGTTTCGGGACCGTGGGCGGTAGTCGCCGGGGCCACTGACCGCGACCTGGTACTGGCCGAGGCCCCGGATTTCAGCCCCGAAACCGGGTCGGCGCGCGAGCGGACCCATGTGGTGTTCGGGCCTGGCGACAGATGGGCAGCACTGGCCAGGATCACCTCGGTGCGCCCGCGCGGGCTCTACGAGGTCGAACTTGAGGCGGTGCTCGAGGATCCGGCCGTACACACCGCCGAGGACGGCCAGTCGCCGCCGGCCCTGCGGGCCAGCCAGTTGCCCGGCGCGGTCACCCGGCCGGTGGCGGCGGGGTTGCTGGCGCGGTTGATGCCGGGCGACTCAAACCGGGCGATGCTGGCCTGGCGTCCAGCACCGGGGGCTGAGGTCTACCAGATCGAAATGGCCGAGGGGTCTGATGTCACTGATCCAGATGTCAGTTGGACCCGTGTGGCCGAGACCACCGCCGCGCATCGGGCGGTAACGATGCTGTACCCGGATCAGGCCTTAATCCGGGTACGCGGTGTCGGCCTGGTGGCCGGGCCGTGGGTGGCCAGGTCGATCGGCGATCTGATTGATCTGATGTGGACGGGCGCGGACAGCGACCTGATGTGGACGGGCGCGGACAGCGACCTGATGTGGGGATAAAATGACGACAGCACTACCGCCGGCATCTGATTTCACCGCGACAGCCACCACGACCAAGGTCGATTTTCGGACGGCCACCAACAACCTGCGCGCCTTTCTCGTCGGGCTGCTGGGCCAGGACGGCACCCCGGCCACCGCCCTGGCCGCGCTTGGCGCGCTTGGCGGCGGATACCTGGCCAAGACCGCGCCATATACCCTGACCACCAGCGACCGCGGCCGGGTGATCGAGGCTACAGGCACCTGGACGCTGAGCCTGCCGGCGGCCGCAGCCGCCGGGGCGGGGTTTGCATTTTGCCTCATAAACAGAGGCACCGGCACCGTCACCGTCGATCCGTCCGGCGCCGAGACCATCGATGGCGCCGCAACGGTGGCTTTCGGCCCCGGTCGCACCGGGATGATCGTCTGCACCGGGGCGGCGTGGCTGGTGGTCGGGGATGACCGCCAGACCGGCATCACCGACACCGCCGCCGGCAAGCTGATGCAAAATCATGCCCACGGGCTGGGAGCCTTCAACACAGAAAGCCTCATAAATGCCGTCTTGAATGCGGCGGTGGCAAACGGCTTCTACAGCTACGCGGCAGGCGATGTAAGCAACCCTGGCACTGGCGGCGGATCGTTGCTGGTGTCGCGTCACGGTGACAACTGGGTGAGGCAACTCGTGCTCAGGGCGGCGACCCACGACATGTGGTCTCGCTACTCGTCCGATAACGGATCGACGTGGAGTGTCAGCCGGATTTTCAATCAGGCGACAATCCTGGGATCGGTGTCCCAATCAGCCGGCGTCCCGACAGGCGCGGTCATGCAATATGGATCGAGCGCCGACGGCAAGTATCTGCGCCTCGCCAATGGGCTGCAGATTTGCTGGCACAATCTGGCCACAACCGCGGCTATTTCGATGGCGTTGCTTGGGGGGTACCGCAATGCCGGGCAAACATGGGCTTTCCCCGCGACATTCGCGGCGGCGCCCATTGTCGTGGGCAATCCATCCACCCTCACCGCATCTGGGATGGTTTTCAGCTCCGCCGGGACAGCTGCGGCGAGCGCGTTTTTTACTGCCCCGGCATCACAGGCTTCGGCGGCGTTGGCCGGCGCGGTGGTGGCCATCGGCATGTGGTTCAACCCATAGGAGATATGCCATGATATTGAAATTGCACCTGACCGCCGGCCTGCCCGGTGACGCCGAGACCGAGGCCAGCGTGGCCGGCGACGTGCTGACCGTGGACGGCGCTGATTACGACCTATCGGCGGTCCCAGAGGGCGGCGAGGCGATGCCGCAAGGGCTGCACCCTTTTGTCGGGCCTATCATTCGTTTCGCTGGCGAGATTTCCGCGGCGCTGGTGTGGCTCTATGACGCCGAAACGGCCGAGGCAGAACAGGGATCGGTGCATCCGGTCGCTATCGTCTCCAAAGGCCCGGTGCCCGATCCGGTGACCCGAAGACCCATC